TTGTTATGGAAAGCCTACGTGGATTTCGCCTTGGCATTTTTACTATCTTAATTTTCATTATATAATCGAGGCAAAATCATTCCCTGATTACAGAGATGTAGACCGCAGGAATAATATAGCAAAATGGTACGCATATACAGCAACTGAAACTTTTAAGGAAATAGATAAAGAAGGGAAGCCTGTAACGTTAGAAATGAGAGAAATTGGACGTAGAATTTATTTTGCTGATATAAAACCAAAACGTAGACGAGAAGGTGCAACAGCTATGGGCTTATCAACAGGTAAATGTATAATGTCCAATAATAAATATGCTTTTTGTGATATAGTAGCTGATGAAGGAGATCATGCAGAAGACATTTTTAAAATTAAATTAGCACCCTCATGGTCTCATGTCCCTTTATGGTTAAAGCCAGTTTATAATGGCGAAGATATACCTTCAATATCCATAAAACTTACATACCCAAAAACGGTATTAAAAGAAGATTGTTTAGGGTCTCAATTTTCGTTTACAAAAAAATCAACAGATAGGGCACTGGATTCAGGTCAATATATGTTTGTGCTTATAGATGAGGGCGGTAAAGGCCGAGTTCGAGGTAATTTAAGTAGCGCTTGGGCAATTATAAAAGAAACTTTAGCTCAGGATTTAATTATACATGGGTGGGCTACGTTGCCGTCAACTGTGGAGGAAATTATAAACGGAGGTGGTGAGTACAAAGCAATATTTGAAATGTCTGATTTTTACGATAGAAAACCTTCTGGACAAACCAGATCAGGTTGTTTTAGATTATTTAATCCTGCTTATGATGGCATGGACGGATTTATAGATAGGTGGGGGTATTCAGTAATAAATAAACCAACGGAAGATCAATTAAAGTATCCCGCATTCAAAAATCATATTTATGCCAACGAAAATAAAGGGGCAAAACAATCGTTACAGGATGAATTAGATTCATATTTAACTGATCCTTCACCTGAAAAATTAAAAGCGTACAGGTTACTTCTAAGAAAAAAACCAATGTTCCTTAGTGATTGTTGGAGAAGTGCAGCAGGTGAAATAGGTTTTAATATTCTTATCATCGACAAAGCGATAGTTGATGCAAAATATAAAAGTGTAGTTCAGGGAAATTTCAGATGGAAAGGTGGAATAAGAGATACGGAAGTAGTATTCGAAGCAGATAAAAAAGGTAGATGGTTTGTTTCTGACTTATTACTTGGAAGGGAAAATAAATCTAAACGCGCAAAGGGAAATTATCAAAATCCACAAACGGGGCTTTATGAAATATCAAGAACGCCTTTCAACCCACTTATTACAACTTTAGGGGTGGATTCATTTAGGTTTCGATCAGCTTCTCAAGTAAAGAGTGCTCAATTTGGGGAAAACACAAACCTTTCAGATGGTGGTGGGGCTGTACTACTTAACTATGATTCAAGTGTTGATGGAGATAAGGATGAACATGAATGGGATACTCCGAGATTCATTTGTACTTATAGGGCGAGGCCGGCATTGAATGAATATTGCGAAGACATGCTAATGATGGCATATTATTACGGAGCTATGGTTAATGGTGAACGAAACGCCGAATACATAATTCAATATTTTTTAGAAAGAGGTTATGGAGGTTACTTACTCTATCTCATGGACGCAAAAGGAATTGTAGCGCCTCAACCATTTACTTATTCAGGAGGGGCTTCTTCTACCCCAAAAAATGAAATGCTTGCACTTACTAAACAACATATAGATTTACATGGACATAAAGAATGTCATATAGATTTATTAAATGAATGGAAAAATCTAAGTTCCCCGGAAGATTTACATACTAAGGATTTAGCAGCAGCAGCAGGATGGGCTATTTATGGATCGGTAAAGGGTTATCAAAAGAAATACGAAAGAATAAACCAGAATACATTAATTCAATTAGGAAGCTATTTAAGGCCTCATGCTGTATGATAAAAAACCTGCAAATTTTAAATATTTATCTTTGTTAAAAAAGAATAATGGCTCAGTTACCATCAGAAAGAATACAACAGAGAGCAGGGTTTATCTTTCCTGATATGGAAAAAATTCCATTCGAAGACAAGCAAAAACCTGAATATAATCTTAGTATTTGTAAAGCTGTTTATACAAGATATACAGGAAATCAATGTGATGTCCCATTTACTAACGTAGATGAAAATATAGATTTTTTAAGAAGTATAGCAGAGGGGAAACAATCCGCAGAGCAATATAAAGACTTTTTTGTAGGTGGCAAAATGCCCTCTCCTAACGTCATGAATGACTTAGATACCACATTAGATGCAACCGCAGAAGCGTCGCGTAAAGGTTGGTTTACAGGTTATTGGAAAGCATTGAGTGTTATACCTAATATGATACAGCGTTGTTTAGGGGAATTTCTAAAAAACGATTCAGATATAAAAGCATTTTGTGTTGATATGGATGCTAATATCGAAGAGACTTTAAGAATGAATAAAGAATGGGTTAAATCCAATCCAGAGACCAAGAATATACTAAATACACTTCGAAGTACAGCCGGTTTACCTAAACAAGACGATATGGAAATAACTTCTCGTGAAGCGTTACAAGATATAAAAAATGAGGGAGGTTTCAAGGAAAAGTATATGATAGGGATAGATCAAGCTATTAAGAATACAGAAGATGTATCAGATTGGAAATTAACTCTAAAAGAACATAATTTCAAGGATTTATTTACTATTGGATACGCGTTTAATGTACTTGACTACGACTACACAGATTGTAAAGTTATATGGAAATATGTTGATCCTAAAAATGTAATAAACCAGGCCTCTTTTAAGAATGACGGTTCTGATTCAAGGCTTTTCGGATATTATGATTATCCATCACTAAATAATATAAGGGAAATACAAGACAGAATATGGAATGGAGATCATTACGGACTTACAGACGAAGATTTTCAAAATATTGCCAATAATTATAAAGAATATTCTGCTAACAGTAATTCATCATGGACTAAAAGCGGGTCTCCTTACAATTCAATAGATGTTACTACCTGCGTAATGAACCTAAGATGGGAGGATGTAGAAAAGAGAAAAGAATCTGAATATACTAATAAAGGGGTTACTGCAAGAATCCCTTATAAAAAAGGACATGAAAATAACAAAGCCTATAAAGTAATAGAAACAAGAGAACTAAAAACTTATTCATGTAAATGGCTTGTAGGGACTGAATGCGTTTGGGATTTTGGGGTAGAAAAAAACCAGATATTTGTTAATGGCAGACCTTCCTTAAGATTTGCGATGTATAGGATAAAAGAAGAAAGTTATATTGAGAGGTTAGTTCCTATTGCCCATCTATTTGCTATATCGTGGTTAAAGTTTATAAATTTTATGGCTAAGTCACAACCAACATTTGTAGCTATTGATATTGATAGTATAGCAGAATTTGTAGACGGAGATAAAAAATACCCACAAGATACAGCGCTTAAAATGCTTCGCCAACAATTGGTGTATTTCTATAAACAAAAAGAAAATTTAGGAGGCCAAGGAGGTGATGGATTCCCAATAAAAGTTGTAACAGGAGTAGAGCAAGAACATATAATGTCCGAGTTGAATACTATGGAGGCATTACTTAAACTGGCCGAATATATAACAGGACTGTCTCCAATGACATTAGGGGCAACCCCGGATAATAATTTACCTGTAAAAACTGCAATGGCAAGTTTAAATTCATCAAATGTGGCGCTTTCGTACATTATGAATGCAGTAATGATAATGAAAACACGACTTGCTGAACAGACTATACCTGCAATATCAAACCTATTAGAAATAGACCCAAAGTCAGTTAAATACTATTCTAAAGTAATAGGATCTGACGATGTTGAATCAATAAAAAAGAACAGGGATAGTATTTCATCGCTTGGGATTAAACTATATCCAAGAGTTACTGATAAAATGAAAGAGAATTTCTCAAATAAACTTGATTTAGCATTACAGGCAAATATGGTTGATCCGGCAACAGTTTTAAAAATGCAATATCAACTTGATCATGGTGGGGATTTTATGGAGATGGTGTATAAATTCGAGGCTAAAATAAAACAAAGAGAAGAACAAATACAGAAAGATAAAAAAGAACTTGTTGATAGGCAGTCTACGGGTAATTTAGAGGCGGGTAAACAGGCACAACAAATACAACAAGAAACTAAAATTAGAGAGATGCAGATGAATGATGCACTTGAAACAAAGAAAGGACAAATACAGATACTTAATTCTGATAATTCTTTTATTAATGAAATGAAAAAACTAATCATAACAGATAAGCAAACTAAAGGAGAAGACCCAACAGAAATATTAGCGGATATGCAAGCATTAATAAACCAAAGAAAAGAACAATTAATGCAACCACAGGTACGATAAAAATCATTTATTTTTTATAATTTATATTTGCAGTAACCAAAACAAAACAAATGGCAAACAATAACGAAAACCAATTTTTAACACCAGAAGTGGTTGTTGAAACTCCGGCAGCAGAGGTTCCGGTTATAACACCTGAAATAATTACCCCGGCAGATATAACCCCTGAACCTATAATTACCGAAAAACCAGTAGTTGAACTTGAAATACAGAAAGAAACTCCTGAACATTTTAAAAAGTTCGAGGAATGGTCCGGTGGAAAATATAAAATTTCCAATGACGAGGAAGCTAAAAAGTTCTTTGAAGAACATAGTAAAATTTCAATAGAACATCAATCATTAAAAAGTAAACAGGAATGGTTTGATGAGGTAGAAAAATACATAAGCGATAACAAAGAAAACC